CGGTCTCTTCGGCATTCTCGGGCGAGGCCGTCAGGAAGGCGATCGCCTCGTCCTTGCCCACGTACTTGCCGCCGGCTGCCTCGACGCGGCTCTTCAGCGCGGACCAATGCAGTCCGGCCAGGTCTTCCTTGGTTTCCATCATCTGCTCCTTTGTTTAAAGCGGCTGGCGATGAACCAGCCCGGTTTCGGCAACCTGCTTGCCGGAAGTCTTGGCCTCGTCGGCGTAGCTCTCGTGCGTGCGCGCCGGAGGACGGTTGTCTTCGATGCCGTAGTCGCGCTCGTGGGTCATACCTGGGGTGCGCGTCCGCTCATCGTCGAGCAGCAGCACATCCAGGCATCCGGTGTTCTTGCCCATGTCCGTCTCCTGAAAAAACAAACGGGGGCGCGCGGCCCCCGTTCGTCGTTGCGGCAGGCGGTCAGCCCTTGAAGGTGAAGTTGCCCTTGTCGGTCTTGACCGTGCTCGAAGTCGAAGCCGGGCGCTGCGACTCCTCGCCGGTTTCGCCGCGCAGCGGCTTCTTGACGTCGAACTTCTTCTGCTCGGTCAGACCGAGCTCTTCGGCATTCGCCATGCTCTTGCTTTCCATTTCAGCCATGGTGTTCTCCTTAGAACCAGTCGATGATAACGATCACAGACGCCACACCGGCAGCGCCGGCGCCAGTAGCGGCAACCAGCGTGAGCAGCAGGTCGGTATCGGTGATGCTGTCCTCGGTGAAACTGGTCGCGGCAACCGATGCGCCGGCGGCGGTCGTGCCGAGGTTGAGCGTTGCGTACTTGTCCAGCGTGCCACTCTTGCCGAGCTTGACGATCGGCTTCGTGGTGCCGCCGGCGCAAGTCGTTGTCACGGCCGCCTGGATATCACGCAGCCGGCCACGAGAACAACCAAGCGGCGCCTTGATGGCATGCGTGGCATCCGCCGACGCGAAGCTGTTGCCGGTGATGGTGATAGTTTGGGTCAGGGGGTTGCTGTAGCTCATGTCTGATCTCCTTGAGCGATTAGGCGGCAGACGCCCACTTGACGATGCGGGACTGCGCGGCGACGGTATGCACCAGGGCGAAGCCCTCCAGCGCGTACCACGCCACACCCTTGTCTCGGCCGTAGTCGCCAGGGATCTTGCCGCGAATCTCCGGCGGGCAGACGATAGCTTCCATCACGGTGTCCTCACCGAAAAAGAAGGCTTCGTCGGACTTGGCGTTCGTCCAGGCTTGCGACGCGATGGTGGTCTGTTCGAAGAAGCGGATGCCCTCGTAGGAGCGCCCAACCTCGCCGTTCAGGACCATGCGGAAACCCTCGGGGACGTAGGAATGCACGCTTTCCAAATCGTCCTTGACCTGGCGGAAGGTCGTCGGACGGCCGATGGCGCGATAGTTGCCATCGCCATAGACGGGGATGTTGCGTTCCTTCATCTGGTCGGCGATCAGTTTGACGTGGGTCTTGTTCATCGCCAAGTTGTTGGTCGCCGTCGCCGTGCCGGTGAGTTCCAGCGTGATCGCAGTCGCGCTGTTTCCGCTGGCCGGCGTGACGGTCAGTTTCGTGGCGGCGAACTGCGCGCGGGCCTCGGCCTCGAACGCCTTGTTGGCGTCGTTCTTCAGCGCCTTGTGGATGATGTTCTTCACCGGATGCAGCGACAGATCATCAAGCTTCCCGGAATACGGGACGCTGTTGCCGAACTCGTAGATCGTTCCGGAGCCTTGCGTGATCGTGAAACTGGTTTCCGGCATCTTCTGTGTTTCGTCGAGCCGGCCACCCTGGGTCGAGACATCGGAGTAGATGTTCCAGTGGAAGGTATCGCCCTTGCCGTAGCCCTTGTCCGTGAAGTCATCGGCGTCGCAATGCTGCTGGAAGCGCGACATCGGCTGAAGTGCCGAGCGAATGACGCTGGAAAGCTGGTCGGAATACATGTAGCCGCCAGCGGTATTGGTTTCCCATACTTGAGGCATGATTTCTCCTTATTCGAGCCCGCGCTGCTTGCGCAGGTCCGAAACGTATTGACTGCGGGATTGAGGCGGTGGCGCCGGACGATTCGCCGCGCGCGCCGATCCACCTCGGATAGTGGTTTGCGAACGCTTTGCATCCAGCTTTTCAGTCGTGCTGGAAGTAGGCGCTGCAGTTCTCCCGCCAATCCAGTTGCGAACACGGGTCGCGGCTTCGTCGATGATCTTCGCGGGCGACCAATCGGGGTGCTCGCGCTGGACCTCTTTCGTTTTGCGATCCGTCATCACAAGGAGTTCGGGGTCTTCGGCAATGTCCGGGTAGTCGGATGCAAAGCTGTCGCGCTTCTCAAGGCGCTCGCGCTCGAACACCTGAAAGCGCTTCTGATGCTCATTGCGCTCGATTTCCTGTCTTGCCTTCTCGGCAGCCTTGCTCGCGATCTCGTCGGCGTCAGGGGTAGCGGATGAATTCCGCGCCGCCTGCATCTTCACGAGAAGGTCGTCGGCGGCATCCATATCGCCGTCGGCCAGAGCCTCGTGATACCTGCGAGCCAAGTCCTTCATCGCGCCCGCATCTTCGGGTGGCGATGCCGCGGGCCGCTGCTGAGCCCGCTGTCGTTGAATTTCTTCTTCCTGCTGATGCAATTGTTGGGCGCGAGCATTGATCTGCGCCTCGAGTTCGTTGGCTTGACGCATCTTCGCGCTCGCCTGATTGAGAAGTTCGGATGCCGCAGCGTTCTTCTGATAGGCGTCGACGCCGCCTGCCGCTTCTACCTTGGCGCGAGGAACGCGGCGTTCCTTGCCGTTCACCTTGACGGTGATCTCTTCGTCCTGTGGCCGTTCTTCCTCAGGCGGCTTAACCTCTTCCTCGTCGGCATGAGCAGAACCGTCGATCTCTTGCCGGCGAAGCTCGGCATGCCTGGCATAGATTGCGGCGCGCGGATCGTTCGGGTCGATCTGCGTCTCGTCTTCGGGCTTCGCGCCGCCAATGTCGAGCGGTTCCTGCTTTGCCTCGACCTGAACGCCGGCTTCGTCGTTATCGATGGTGGTCTGCTCTTGCGTCATTGCCTGCTCCTTGCCGTCCCTGCGGATGGGCGAAAAAAAGCCCGCCGAGAAGCGGGCTGGTTGGTGGTTCCGTTTCCTTGGAGCTAGCCTGAATGGCGCCCCATGTCCTCGGTTTCCTTCAGTTGTTCATAGGCGGCGCGCCCGCCTTCGATTGATTCCCGCATCCAGGTCAGGAACATCGCGGCGACATGGATGCGGTTGCGAATCTCGCGGCCAAGTTCGATGTCTTCAGGCTTGGCGTCGATGAGTTCGTTCGTCGCGACGTCGATTTCGTCCTGGGCCTTCTTCTGCAGGAACCGGCCGAGCGGAGTCCGCATGAAGGCTTCGGCATCTACGCCCATCTTGGCGATGGACAGCAGTTCATCTTCTTCGTGGCGGCTCATTTCGCTTCAAGCATAAGTTGCGACAGCATGTAGCAGAACGGCTCTCCATTTGCTGCTCGCGGGTCGATGTCTGCAAGCTCGAACACATGCAGAATGACATGCGAAAGCTCATGCGCTAGATAGCTGCGGTTCTTCGCCCATACAACATAAATCGGACAACGCGTTTTCTCATCGTACTTCCCGGACATGCGCCCGTTCTTGCCTTCAGTGAGAGCAGAATCATTCTCGCCAAAAAGCTTCTTGTATTCTCGCTGATACTCAGAATGAGTGACGCAGACTTTTACCGTTCCAAAGTACGGGCGCAGAGAAAGCGTCTTCATCTCTGAAATGCCTCACCAGCCGGCGCCCTGCCCTGCGGCTCCATTGCCGGCAGCGCTACCTGCTGGACCTGGCGCGCGCCGATCGACAGTTCGCGCTGCGTGCGCAGCTTCATGGCGTCGCGCATGATCGCCGCCTTGATGGTCTGGAATGCAGTCCTCTCTTCTGCGGTGAGCTTCGCGCCTTCGAGTTGTGCCTCAACCTGCGCGATCGACTGCTGCAGCATGCGGTCGAGCTCATTGTCCTGCATCTCGGCGTCAAGCTCCATCTTCGTCCTGATGGTCTCGCCTTTCTGGCGAATCGTCTCGACGGCCTTGCGGCCCTCGACCTCGAGTTGTCGATTTCCGAGTTCTTGCTGGAGCTTCTGGATCATCTGCTGCATCTGCGCGATGCGCGGGTCTTCGCCCTGCTGACCGAGTTGCGGGAAGAAGCGTTCGGCACCCTTGTAGCCGAGCGCGCCGAATACTTCTGTCGCCATCTCCTTGGTGTCCAGGCCCTGCAACAGGCCCGGGGCGAAGCCGGCGACTGTCTTCATGCCGAGCGCCAGGCGCTCGATGCGTTTCTGCGGATTCGTGGCGCCGAAACCGACGTTCACGTTCACCGTCACCATTCCCTGCAACATGGCATCGGTCACGCGATCGATGCCGAATTTCTGGAGCAGCTGCGCACGCTGACCGGCGACGGCCAGGACAATCTCGTCCGTCTCGTAGGCTTGCTCCATGCGGACGAGTTGCTTCAGCACCGGCTCGACCCATGTCTCGGCGAATACCCGCAGCTGGTATTCGGTCATCACGTTGGAGTCGTTCGATAGCATTTCCATGCCGCCGACCGTCTCGTTCAACTGGCGGTTCGACTGCACAGATCCAGGCGAGAAAGTACCGGCCAGCTCGTCGTAGTCCAGGCTCACGCGGTCCTGTTCGGCGTAGGCCGATCCCGTCACATCGCCCGGTGCGTCCCAGCGTATGTCGGCGTTGATGTCGTCCACCAGCGTCACGGAACCCGGCACGTTCCGCGTCAGGCTGCGGTAGTCGATGTTTGCCGTGCGCTTGGCGAAATAGCGCTTATTCATGGCCAGCGCGACGTTGTCGCGGCGCTGGTTGCCGACGTCGTTCGCCTCTTCCTGCAGTGTTGCCGTGAGCTCGTTGAGGCCGGGAGGAATCGGCTTGTGAGCCTCAAGCACGGCGAAGCCCATCACATAGGGACGCTCCTTCGGCCGCAGATGACGGTACTCATGGCGCAGCAGCACAGGATCGGAAAGCCGCAGGTCTGTTCCCAGCGTGTAGAAAATCCAGTCCTCGCCGTCCTGACGAATGATGTTGCGATGCACGAAAACAGTGTCGAAATCCGCAGTGGCGTGCGTGACGTCCATGCTGTCCTGACGCTTCTTGCCGTCGCGCGCCGCACGAATCGTGTCGTACTGATTCGCGCCGGCTTGCTGAATCTCGCCGTCGCTGTACTCGATCCACTTGCCGTCGGCCATCTTCTCCTTGATATCGCCGATAAACATCGGAATCAACTCGATGACGTAGGGCGTCGTTCCCATCGGATCGGCCCAGTCGGCCGCCGGCGAGATGCGCAGGTTCTCGATCGCCACCAGATCGATGCGCGGCTTGTCGCTGACGATGCGGCCGACCTCGCGAACCGCCGGCTGCCCTGCCTCGGTCAGAATCGAGTTTCCGTTTTCGTCGATCAGCGGATATTCGTCGGTGCGCTCTTCGAATTCCCATGTCTGGTGCGACACGACGACGCCGACGTTGAGCGCGTTCTGGTAGGCGCCGATCACGGTCAGGAACCACGGAATCGAGTCGTCGAGGCGATAGTTCAGCAACTCGGACAGCACGGCGGCCGACACCACCTGGCTCTTGTCGTTGCTGTTCTCGGCAGTGACGGATACCATGTCCGACGTGCTGAAGAACGCCACGGCCGCCGCAGCTTCGTTGCGACGTATCGTCGCGCGTGTCTTCGGACGAAACCCCTTGGCGCGGAACTTGTAGCTGTCCGAGTAATACTTGCTGCCTGGAGCATGGCGGTTCGAGAAATGCGCCAACGCCTTCTCGATGGATGGACGCAGGCTGGCATCGAACCAGTCTGACGACTGCACGTATGCGTCGCGCGCCATCGTCAGCCAGGCGTCGTCCTGTGGCTCCGCGACCTGGTTGGCGACTTGCGGTTCGTTCATGTCATCCACGATCAGGCACCAGTTCGCTGCGGAAGTTGCGCGGTGCGGCGCGCAGGCTATCCATGGCCACGCTGACACGCTGACTGCGCGATATCCGGTAGCGCTCCAGCAATTCTCCGCCGGCACGCACCACCTTGCGGCCTTCCGGGTCGATCTTGGCGATGTGCATCAGGAACCCCCAGCGGCCGGACAGTGCCATGTTCGTTACCTCGACTGTTCCTCCCTTCTCATTCACCGTCACGCGCCACATGCCAGCGAATGCCGGATAGGCTGACTCCAAGCGTGCAATCAGGTTGTTGGCCAGCGTCTGCGCCGCACCGGAAAGATTGATGCCGGCGATGTCGGTAATGATCTGAGGAAGCATTAGTTCTCCTGCTGATACACGCCGCCAAACTCTTCAGGCGACTTGAACTGGCGTCCATTGCTGAACTCGTAGGCAACCGGCTTTTCACTCAGTTTCTCGCCTTCGACTTCTTTGCAGAGCGCCGACCAATCGAAGTCTTTGGTGCTCACGCCATCAGCCATTTAAGCCACCTCCGGATAAAGTTCTGCCTCGCTGACCACCTGGTGCGTCGTGAATCCAGTTGCCCCTGTTCGCAACGCATCGGATCCGTGCGAGGCCCAGTTGTGCAGCGGGCCCTTCTTCCATGTACCGGCGTTGTCGTCCCATTCCTTCTGGTAGTTATCCAGCGACCGGATGCCGTCCGCGCAGTTCTGCTCGTCGATCCAACACGTCATCAGGAATGCGCGCACCGACTCGATGCCGTCCAATACTTCCTCGAGGTTTTTCGGCCGAGGAACCTTCTCGATCGGTTTGATGCCCAGGTTCTCTGCCGCCTCCTTGCGAGACAAGCCGTTGTTGCCGAGCTCGCGCACGCTGATGTCGTGCGGCATGTAGTGCGTTCCGTACAGGTAGCCCCTGTCCCGCAACACCCTGGCGTAGTGCTGAATTCCCTCTCCGCTGTTCTGGTAGTAGTCGATCAGGCGATTCTCCAGCCCGACGCGCTGGTGGAACCAGATCGTCATGCTGTCGTTCATGCCGAGATCCCAGAACGTGTTCACCGGAAGCGCGGGCTCCCACGGAACCTCGCGGAGCCTTCCTTTGCTGCGCAGGTAGGTCATCTGCGTACCGTAGAAGGCCCCTTCGATGGCGACTTCGAAGGCTTCATCCGGCGTGCTCGGGAACTCCTGCTTCATCTCCTCGCCCTGCTCCTCCGCTTTCTTGACATACCAGGCCATCTGCTCTGTGTCGAGCGTGATACCGTGCTTCGCCTTCAGCTTGGCGAAGTAGTCGATGTGCTTCGCCTCAAACACCACGCCGGCCGGATCGATCCGGTAGCGCTGGTCCTGCCACCAAGCGAAGAAATGGAACTTGTAGTCCATCTTCGTCGGCGCCTTTCCTGCTTCAAGCAGCTTGCGAGAGCGCTGGCAGAGCTCGTAGAACTCACCGGCGCGCCCCTCCGCCGTGCTCTCGACAAACACGAAATGCCCGGCATGCACGGCATTCAGCGCGCCAGTCCTGATCTCCTGCGCCTTCTCCGGGTACTTGCGGCAAATCTTCCCGTACTCGGAGACATGCAGGTACTGCAGCGTTCCGGATCGCATCGACGTTCCGACGCGGATGCTGCTGTTGTTGCTCAATAAGAGCTCGCCGGCGTCGTTCTTGATCGCCCGCCGCTCGGCCTTCAGCCATTCCGGCAGGTTGTCGTAGGCAAACTTGATCTTGTCGCGGAAGAACACCAGCGCGTCTTCCTTGTTGTGCGCGATCACGCCCGCCCGGACGTTGCTGTTGAACAAACATCTGTCCAGGATGAAAATCTGGATGAATGTCGTCATGCCCAACTGGCGGGCCTTCAGAATCACGTTCAAGAACCACATGTCGCGCAGCAAACGACGCTGCGCCCAGTTCAATCGAAACCTGACGCGCCTGCCGCCGGTATCTGTGATGTAGTACAGGTTGTCCAGGCGCCAGATCGGATCGCCTAGTTTTGCCTTTACCTCATCAACCTGCCGCCGGGAGGCCGGTGTCTGTTCCATCGATCTCGGCGAGGATCGATGCCAGCGCAGACCCTTTCTGCCGGTTGTCTTTCTCGAACAATCCGAGGTGCTTCATGGCTTGCTCGCGCGCCTGGTGGCGACTCGCCCATTTGACCTTGCGCACAGAAACCGGCGAATCCGCGCCGCCGATCTGTTCGAACTCGACGGAAGCCAGCGCCATCCGCGTATCCTCATCAAGTTCGGTGATGTCCTTCAGCGAACCATCGTCGCGATACAGTTTCGCCGGGTCGAAACTCAATTCTTGGACGATGCTGCGGATGACGAGGTCAGCGTCGAGCTCGTACTTCTTGGTCAGCGTCTGCTGATGCTGCTGGATCATCTCGCGCACCCGCGGCCGTTCCAGCAGCTTCACGGCCTGGCGCCTGGCGGAGTGCTCGCCGTAGCCGGCGTAAATCGCAGCCTCCTTGCCGTTCCCTCCGTTGGCGATGAACGCCAGCGCGAACAACTCCTCGCGGTGCTCGATGGTGATGCGCGACGTGCTCGCGCCCTTGCGCTTGCCGGTCATTTCGGCGCCATCAACCACAGGGCAGCAACAACACCGGCTGATCCAGACAGCAGCGCTGTCACCACCATGCGCGCCGCTTGCTCGACAGCCGCCTTCTTTCCGGCCTTTGCGATCTCCTGCGCGTCTTCCTCGGCCTTCTTCTCGTCGGCGATCTTCTTGGCGACCCACTCGTGATGATCGTGATGGGCGGCTTCGTGGCCATTCAACACGGCACGGCGCAGGCTTTCCTCGTCATCTCGCAGGTTCTGGATTGACTTCTGGATGCCCTCGATGCCGTCAAGGTTCGCCTCAAGCACGCCGAGCAGCAGCAGCAGGACGGTACGCATCGTCTCGTCATTGGTCTTGTTGATCTGCGCGTAAATCTCGCTTTTCAGGTCGAAGGCCATCAGAACATCACCCCAACACGAACGCGCGCCTCAATGTCGGTAGGCCCATAGGCCGCCCGGCGCACCTGGTTGATCTCGGCGCCCAGCCTGACGAGCCACACGTCACGCTCGATCCAAGCCCCGAGCGTTTCATTGGTCGGCGACCAACTCAGTCCGGCCGCCCACTTCTTCTGCTCTTCCGGCGCTGCGGCCGTCTCGACCGGGATGTCGATCGCCTTCAGGATCTCGCCGTCCGGGCTCGACGCGACGACGCGCTTGCCACCATCCTGCTCGCGGACCAGCGACAGGTCGAGCGTCACCGGCGGGCAGTCGGCCAAGCTCAATCCGCTGATCTTGTCATGAGAAGCGGCGCCAAACCCTGATGGAGCCTTGCTTTTCAGCGTAACGGAAACGACGCGCTCGACCTTAGCGCCCTTCGGCGTCATGTGCTTCGGCTTGGCCTTGGCGTCCGGCGCGCGCTTGATCACCTTGGATCCATCCTGCTGCTCAACGGCCGGCGCCGGCGTCTCGACGACGACGGCAGGCGAGAAAGCCTTATACCCGAGCCACAGGCCGAAGGCGATCAGTAGCAGCGCGGCAATCGCGGTCAGCCACGGGCGAGGACGGACGAGGTTGATATCGCCCATCAGTGTCCCTCCTGGCTATCCGGACCATCACCCCATCCAGCAACGGCCTCGAACTCCGTGCACCCGCTGCCGGGATTGGTCGGCTCGAACTCGCGCACCCAGCCGGCGTCATTCGGCCTGCCACCGGCGAACACCACGAGGTCGTACTTGCGGCACCGCATGGCGCGGTCGCAGCCGTGGCCGTTGCAATAGTTGATGATCTTGGCAGTCACGCCCGGCCTCTACGCACCCAGCACCGCAACATACTTGTGACGCCGCACGACCATCACGTTGCGGACGTGCGTGCGGTTGATCTCGAAGGCACTGGCGCCGTAGCCGCGCCACTTAACGCGGCTCTTGGTGCTGTAGTGCTCGACGTTGGCAAACCAGATGCGCGGGTTGCAATTGGTGGCCTGGGTACACAAGCGGCGCTCGGCCATGACGCCGCCCTCGCCACCGTTATAGGCGGCATCGCACATCGCCAGGGCGTTGTAGTCGTCTCCGACCAACTGCCTGACGCGCCGGTGGCAGTCGCGCACCTTGACCGTTACGGCGCGCAGCTGCATGCGCGGGTTGTAGCGGTCCGCCCATGCCCACCCGGCCAAACTCGCATCCGCACTCGCCACCTCGGCAAGCGCGTCGAAGCGCAAGCTGCCGTCGGCGCGATAGGCGCGCGTGAATTGCCCATAGCCGGCGCCCTCCTCTCGATCGGTCTTGAGCGTCGCCATCGGGTTCCAGCGCGATTCCTGTTCGACAAGTGCAGCGAGCATCGACGGAATCGGCATGCCAGGCCAGCGCGCCTTGATCTCCTGCTGCAGCACCGGCAAGTCGCGACTCGCCAATCCAGGAAGTTTCGCGTCTCCAGATCCGGCGCCGATGCCCGGGGAGGCGAGCGCGCGCGGAACCAGTGCGAGGAACAGCATGCCGGCAAGGATGCACAGTCCGACGAACACCAGTCCGGCGCCAACCGGGTTCTCCATCGCCTTCCGCGCGGCATCTCGGCTGCGCGCCTCGGCGAAGAACCGGCGCAGCACGTAAGCCAGCGGCGCCGCGACGAATACGCCGACCAGGGTCTGGGTCTGCACAAGCAGCTGCAGCCCGCCATCAGGATCGCTGTGCCAGAACCAGGCCAACACGACGAGAACAACAGCGGCCAGCCAGCCGTGACGCTTGACGATATCCATGCTTGCCTCCAGGGTTGATGCCATCGCCCGCCGCCAGCGCCGGGGAAAGGAACAAAGCCTGGCCGGCACGTCACCACGTCGATGGCTGCGGCTGTTACGCGCCACCGGCCGCCGGGCAGAAATAAAAAACCCGGCGCGCAGGCCGGGTGGAAGGCTTCCCCAAACGGAAGCGTAGGAGGACTCGGAAACGAAAAAGCCCGCGCGGAAGAACCGGGCGGGCTTACGAAAACTCAGGACGCAACTTGGGCGCCAAGGAAATTAGGCCACAACGAAATGCGCATGTCAATAGTGGCTGATAATTCTGGCTGATAATTCTCGGCGAGTTTCATGCGTTATTTGCCTGAGGGCCTATGAATCTCTGTTGGGCATCATCGTCCTCCACTCCCGATGGCACCGACGCCGAGGAAAAACCCGAAGTCGTACCACCCGCCGTTGTTGTAAATCGCGTAGATCGCCACGTCATCCATGAATAGCGACAGGAACCATGCGAAAGGCAGAATCATTCCGTGCCAGAGTCCGTACCAGAACCCTACAGGTTCCTTTTCTGCCGCCTGCGCGAACTGCACATGGTCTGCACACCCGCTTAGTGTGAATACCAGCATTATGCTCAACCCTACGGTCAACGCGGACCTTGCGCCATAAGCCGTCTTCTTCATGTCAATCACCTTTCTTCCAGCGCAAGTCCGGTTACGCCAGCGTCAAACCAAATCCCTCGCCATCGCCGCGCGCCAGAAAGCTGCGGCGGCCTCGACCAGAGCGTCCTCGATGCTCATCCTCCGAAACGACCATACGGCGGCCTCATACACATGCTGCAGCGCAATCTTGTGCTGCACAGAAAGCCCGTCGATGATGGCGTCGCATACTTCTGCTGCCCACTCGTCGACGGGCTCGCACAGGTGCTCGAAGGCGTCTTCGCCGCTGACGCCGCCGCTGGCCAGACCGGCAGAATGGCCGCCGTAGCCCTGGACGCCCTTGTACCGCCGGCGCCAGTCGCCCCAGTTCGCCAGGTGCCAGTCGGCGCGCTCAGGAACTGTGCTCCGCAAGCGCTGGATTTCGTCGTATGGCAGGTCATTCATTCGCATTTCTGGCCTTTCCATTCAACTTGTTGCCGATCTGCCTGACGAACTCGCGTTCGATCATGCCGAGCCTAGGATCGCTGACGGCCACCACCAGGATGCCGTCCTCCTGCCAGCCACGGCGCTTTACCTCCTCGGCATCCATCTGCGTCGGCTGGACGCCACCGAGCGCGCAGCGTGGCGGCGCTGGCTTGTTCCCGGTCTTGGTGACGCTCACAGCAGCGCCACCTGAGGAGACCCCGGCGCAAGCAGCTGCCGTACAGTCACAACGACTCGGGCCTCGCCATCGGGCTCCATGCGTCGCCCGCTGTCCTCGCGCACCCACTTGTCGTCCTCGAAGGCAATTCCCTTCAGGGCGTCGTAGAGCACCTTGCGGGCGTTGTCGAGGTCGATGCACTGGACCGTGTCATCCCAGTTCGCAGGATCGCGCGCAGCGCGCCTGGCCCAGTCGAGCGGGCGCTGCGGGTAGAGCAGCACATCGACGGCCACGCGCCCCTGTAGCGGATGTCGCATTCCGGCCTGCTTCGCCATCCAGGCGACCTCCTGCTTGTAGGCTTTGGCCTCGCTGCTCAGCGTGACGATTGCCCGGCTATGGCCGCGCGGAACGTAGCTGCGCCAGTAGCGGTTTGCCGACAGAGGGTACGGCAGAGTCAGGACGATCTCGGTCACGCCGCGGACTCCATCGCCTCGATCGACTTCGCCAGCTGCATCGCCTCCATCCGCGACGCGCACCGACCCTTGACCTCGTTGGCACCGCTGCGCGTCAGCATGAACCACTCGACTCCCATCACCACGACACGCGCGATCGTCCAGGGCTCGCACATCCACACGCCAGGCTTTTCGAGACGCCAAGCCCGTCCTGAAGCCTGTAGTTGCCCATGGTTGGCTTCGGTCATGACCGGCCACCAATCCTGCGCTTCGCCTCGGCAAGCCTTGCCTTGGCAACGGAAATGTCGATCGTCGGCGCTGGCAATGCCGGTCCGGCTGGATTTCGGCGCAACGCGTCGCGGCACATCGCGGAGAATTCTGGGCACGTCGGCGGGAAAGGCCGGTCGTCGAGCGCGTCGAGCGCCGCCCTGATCGCTTGCGGGTAGTCAGCGAATCCGCCGAGCTTGCGCGCCCAAAACGCCTTGACCGTGTCGGGGTCGATGCCCGCCCACATCTCGGCGAAGCGCCTGCCATACTGGCAGGCCATCTCGGCGAAGATGCGGTCAATCAACTCTTTCGGCAATTGCGGATGTGGGTTCATGCGGATTGCTCCTGGGTGTCGTTACCAGCCCGCCGGTCAGCCCGGCGAGCGTTTCGGCTTGCTGATCCATGCGGGATCGGTACGGCGATGCGCGGGTATCCGGAATCGCGGCGCCGCCGGCGGAAATGTCCGCGGCGTCCCTGGCCCAGCGTTCGAGGATCCCGACGACGTAGCCGACGGGTATGCGCTCTCCCGGCTTTGCGCGGCGGGCCTCGGCGGCTGCCGCCTCGACGGTCTCCGGCGTTACGCCCTGCTCGGCAAGGCGCATCAGCCTCGGATCTGCCGGCTGAGCCTCGATTCCAGCCGCTCGCAGCGCCTTGGACAGGACTGCGGCTTGAGACGGGCCGGCGCGCGCAGCGATGCTTGGCCCGCCTACCTCTGCTTCCGGTGTAGACGCTGGCTGTTCGGAGAAAGAAGTAGGTAACGGAGACGGAGACGGTAACGGAGACGGTGCACTGCTATTTCCTGCTGCGTGCATGCTGCATTGCGTGCTGGTAGCAGTGCTGATAGCACTATTATTTGTGCTGTCAGCAATAGTCTTAGTGTCTTCCTGCCCTGCTTTACTTATCCTTGCAGCGTACTCTGGCATCATCTGCGCGGCTCTTTCGCGGCCGTGCTGCTTGCACAGCGCCATCCACCTGGCTTTCTCGCTGCGCGCCTCTGCGCCGGCTGCCCAGGGGTTATGCTCGCTCCAGTCATGGATTCTGTACTCGCCGTCCGTACCATCCAGGAACCCGACTTCGACCAGCGCCTTCACGAATTCGTCGTTCTTGCCGGTCCAGTCGGCGGCCAACTCGATGTCCTCGGCGGTCATGCCGGAAAGGTTTCCGTCCGGCCTGGTCTGCGCTGCCCACAAGAACAGGCAGACCAGGCGCCAAGCTCCGGCCTCTCCAACCCTGCGGATCAGCTTCTTCGTCTTTGGGTGAGACGGAAGGCCGATGCTGATTCTTGCGTCAATCACTTTGAACCTCACTCGCGCGGATGATCTCCCTGCACTTCCTCTCGCCGTCGAGCAGCGCCGAGAAGTCGAGGATGCTCTGGAAGCCATCCGTCCGGCCAGGCGCCGTGTGGCGCAGGCAGTCGGCCTTGTCCGGGCAGACATGGCGTGCCGGGCAGCGGGAGATGTCGTAGGGGAGCGTGGTCATGCTGCGTACTCCAGCTCAGCCGCGTAGCACATCAAGCCGCAGTCCGGTAGCACCTCGTTGTGCCTCCCGGCGCCAGGGTCGAGGTCGCGCAGACTGAAACGCTCATTGGTGTCGCGGTTTCGGAACAGGTAGGCGCCGGGGCCGATGGCCTCCTGCACCGCCGCCAGTTCCTCGAACTGTTCAGGGAAGTCACAGCGCACCTTGTTCCAGTACCCCTCGCCGCCCTTCACGCATCCGATGCAGTTCGCGTTATTGAAGCCGAGCCTATACATGGCCGGCAGTTCAATCCCAGCGCGTTCCACCATCGCCAGGCAGTCGGCCTTCATCAAGCCCTTATCGATCAGCGGCGCCAGCGTGCTCGGGAAGCGTTCGAGAATGTCGTCGTACCGCCCCTGTTCTTCGGCTGTGAAGCCGAGAACCATTACGTCGCCTGGCCGCTTCCACGCATCCAGCAGCTTCCGTTTCAGGTGCCGCGAGCACGGCGCGCCTTCTCTGCTCCGCATGAACTGTTCGCGCCTGAACACCTCGACCGTCGAGGCCCCGTACTTCTCATCGCGTAGCACCGTGATAGCCTGGCCGAACCACTTCTCGCAGTCCGCGAGGAAGCGCCGGTTGTCGGGATGTTCCTGGGCCACGAACGCATTGACTATCTGCACGTCGTGGGCCTGCCCGTACTGGGCGAGCGCCAGCTTTGTCGCCACCGCAGAGGCAGCGCCGCATGAAAACTGGCAGACGATGCGCCCACAACTCACGACACCACCCCAATCCATCCATTCTCGAAATACAGCGCCATCGTCCGCTGCCAAGCTTCCTCGAAATACGCCTGCCGCTCGGCGCGCGTCAGGCTGCGGCCCTGGTCGAGCTCGGCGTGGCACGAATGGCAGGCTGCGGCGTGCATGTAGTCGGCGGCCTTGTTGCCCATGCCCTTCCCATGCCGCTGCTGGTTGCTGTGCGCAGGCTCGCAGCCGTGCGCAGAATGGCCTTCGCAGACGCCGGGGATCTGAACCTGGCATGAGGTGATGCGGTGCGCGAGATCGAGGAGGCGGCGATTTCGGTAGGTCATGTGATAGTTGCCTGTGGATCAATGGGCACCATTCCGCGCCACGCCGGGTAATCAAACCTCTGCCGCCAGTGCGGTTGTGCGTTCGGCGAGGATCGCCAGTATTTGCCGTCCCACCATTGCATCGTGCTGTCTCCGATAATCATGCTGTCCGTGAAATGGCGCTCATACCACCCAGACATAGGCGGGGCTTCATTGCCCGAAAACCAAACCGTCAGTCCGGGTTTGTTCGGCCTGCGCTCGTTTGCCACGGCAACCCATTCCAGCGGGTTTATCGGGCTTCGCTTGTCAATTCCGCCGTTGCTCACGCCACCGCCCTCCACGGCACATCCGACCACCGCACGCTCTGCTCCGTACCCCAGGCCAAGACGTACTCGATCAGGCTCGCCATCTCCGACTTCGACATACGGCTCGTCCGGCGGTAGAGCACGTCGAAGCCCTGGCCGTCGACAGCCGGAACCAGCTTGACATGCTCGCGCTCGGCGCGCGCCCAGGCCGCAGTCAGCAGGCGCTTCCAGTCCTCGATGTCCATGCGCTCGCCGTGCCAGGTCAGCTGCCGGCTGATGTCGTGCAGACAGGCGTGCAGCTTGGCGTTCGCCTCCAGGCTGCGCGTCGGCTCCTTGACCACGACGACATAGCCATCCGGCGCCGTCAAAACGGCCTCCTGGGCAAGCCGGCGCGCGGTCGCGTGGACGAGGCGGAAGGTGCCCGTCATGCCGCACGCTCCATCCGGCGCGCGTGCCGCGCTGCCATCTGCTTCGCCTCGTCGGCGAACATCACCGGGCCGCCGACCGGCTCGTCGCGGAAGAACAGCGAGAATTCGTATTGCCCGTCCACCTTCTCAGCAGCGACGCGATAGTCACCGGAGCGCCAGACGTAGGTCGAGTCGCGGGACCACTTCATGCCGCCCGCCTATTTTCTGCCGCGATCTCGGCCGGATCAACGATGCGCTTCGACACGCGGTACGCTTGCTCAAGCGCACCTTCCACCATGGCGCGCGCGATGCTGCGCTCGGGCAGCTGCGCCATCAGGCTATCCACGGCCCCGACCCACAGCAGCGCCAGGTAATAGTCGCGCTCGGACTTCGTTGGCGGTTCTTTCGTCGGCCCGACCACTTTGCCACCAGCCGGCTCCGTCACGGCCGCATGACGATTCCCGATCGGAATTCCTCCCGCGAAGTTGTAGAGCTCGTAGTAGGTGTGGAAATGCCCGCTCGGGCAGCGACGGCCATGCCGCCCTTTCTCTGCCGCGGCACCAGCCATGAACTCGACGCTGCAGGTCGGGCACATCCAGGTCTTGGTGAGCTTTCTCATGCCGCCGCCTTGTGTTCGCGGAATTCGAACAAGCAGGCATGCTCCGGATGCAGCAGCGCGAACAGGCGCGCTGAAGCCCTGCCGTCGTGCATTAGGGTTGTTTTGGCGCAGTCAGCTTCGAGTCTTTGGCAGGCAGCCGCATATGGGTCGGCAGCAGGTCGATTGTCGGGCTGTCTTGCATCAATACCTGCGGTGGTGCGGGTAACGAGGGCGCTGGTTTCACAAGCACGGTTTTGTCGCAGCAGCCCGTCAAGGCGACTACGATAAGTGCCAACAACAGAATCAAGATGCTCCGAGTAAAGTCTCGCCACATCTCGCGTCGCATTTTCTGCGGCGGCGACTCGTGCTGCGTTTTGCTCGTCGGCCTGCTTTGACGCTGACTCCACGGAGGATTTGAAATTGGCGAGTACATTTGTGGCCTCCTGATAGAGGTTGTAGAACAAGAGATTGCTAACACTGAGCCCGCACTGCGCATCAGTCATGACCAGCCTCTCGCTTACACCCGTCAAGGGACACGCCTTCCCGACAGACGCATACGCTTGCGTCATCATGTCCTGCCCCGCGTGCAACAAAGCAATCAGCGCACAATTCGATCCGCTCGTCCTGAAGGCAGACATAGTCAGAGCCGTCCGGAACGGGAACTAGGCAATCCCGAGACGGCATTCCAACGAATGCCGGGTATCCGGCTCGGCAGAACTGGGAATGTCCGATCATCAAACAACTTCGGATATGCCGAATCATCACGCGGCCTTCTTGAGCTTCTTCCCCGTCTTGCCAGCGCCGAGTTTTTGAGCTGTCAAGGAATCCTTGATAGTTGCGACATCGCTGGCGCGCAGGTAGGCCCAATCGACATCGGGGCGCAGGTCTTCGCAACGCACCTGGCTGTTGCTTTCGCGTTCCAATGCAATACACAGATCAGCCCCGAGACGCTGGCCGATGGAAATTGCCTTGCGGAGATAACCAATCGAAGTGCCGCACCTGACGCAATAGGCTTCCTGCTCTTGCGTGGCGAGGCTATTGAGGTAGGTGCGCAGCGTGTTCATGCAGGAACTTTACTGACTGGTAAATGCCTTGTCAATACCTTTTACCGATTAGTATTGACAAAGCAGTTACTGGCCGGTAATCTTCACCCATCGCCTCTCTACACGGAACGCAGCGATGGAAAAGCAGATCACCCACAAGCACGACGGAAGTCTGATCCAGATCAGTGACGGCGAGGCATGGACCACAAGCCTGGTCATCGCCGAGGAATTCGGCAGGCCGCACAAGAACGTCCTGCGTGCCATTGACGACCTGATCGCTGACGGAACGATTGACCGGCTCAATTTTGAGCCCGCTGATTTCATTGACAAAAACGGCGCAGATAGACAGAGTGGCCCGCCCAACCCGATTGGAGGATGAGCCATGTTCGACTTTGCCACAGCCGCACGCATCGCCTACCCGCTGCACGACCCCGTCGTCGCCGATCTCGCCAGCCGCCAGGCCGAAGAAGGCCGTCGCGACGCCGAACAGGCCGAGCTCGACCGCATCATCGACGAGTACCTGACCACGCCGGCCGGCATCAACTCGCTGATGGACGACGCCAAGGTCATCGACGCCATGCACGCCTATCTGCTGATCGGCCTCACCAGTCGGCTATCGCCGTCGATCGAGGCGGCGCGCGTCGACCTGTTCGCCGCGGCGCGGCTGGCCGCAATGCACATGGCCGTCAATGATCTTCGCCGGGCACGGCGCGATGCCGAAGAAGCCGCGGCGATTGCCGACTGGGAAGCCCGGCAAGAGCGCTGCTCGGAGTACGCGTGATGACCGCCGCCGAATCCGCAATCTATGGCCTGCTGTTCGCCGTGCTGTTCTTCGCGGTCCAGGGGGTCGTCAATGGTTAAGACGCTGCTGATCCTGCTTGTCGCCATGCCGGTGCTGGCGTTGGCTGCCGGGTATCTGGTCGAGCTCAACCGCCATGAGCGCCCGGCGGTGAAGTGTGAAAGGGTGAGGACATGACAATCGCCACCGCCATCTTCTTCCCGGCGCGCGCCACGCTCAAAGAGGCCGTTGCCGAGGCCGTACAGAATCGCCCGCCGCGCTGCGAGCTCGCCACCGATGGCAAGCGCGTTGCCTGGCTGCCGCGGATCGTCCCGGGATGGTTCCCGATCAACGCGGCGGTATTCAAGGAGGCGGCATGATCCACGTCCCCGGCTATGTCAAATCCGGCATGGCGCCTTGGCAAGTCATGGTCGGCGCGCTTGGCGTGCCGTGCCTGTCGCGCGCCGAGAAAAGCGCGCTCGATCTCAGCGCCGGCCTGCGCAAGGCCCAGGCGAAGAACGCGGCACGCCATGCGAGCAATCGCGCGGCCATCCTCAATCAGATTCGCCGGGCCGGAAAGATCGGCATCACCAACCGGCAGTTTGTCGAGCGCACCGGATTCACGCGCGAGACCGTGCGCAAGCACATGGAGGCGCTGGTCGCAAATCGTAGCGACATCGGCCGCATCAAGCGCAACGGCATCTGGCATTGGGTACTCGATCCGGCACGCGCCGGGCGGAACAACTGAACAACCACGGAGGTAAGGACATGAACGCACCACTACCAGCAAAAGCGCAATCCGGGCTTCCGGCGTTGCAGATGAACGAATCCGAGTTGATGCAGGTTCTGCAGAACTCGCTCTACCCTGGCGCGCAGGAAGCCAGCATCAAGATGGTCATCAACTACTGCAAGGCCGCCGGTCTCGACCCGATGCAGAAGCCCGTCCATCTGGTTCCGATGTACGTCAAGAGCAAGGACGGCGGCGGCGGAATGCGCGATGTCGTCATGCCTGGCATCGGTCTCTACCGCACACAGGCCGCGCGCTCAGGCTCCTACGCCGGCATGACGGAGCCTGAGTTCGGCGAAGACGTGACGGAAAACCTAGGCGGCGTGAGCATCACCTATCCGAAGTGGTGCAAGACCACGATCAAGCGCCAGATGCCAAATGGCGCCATCGTCGAATTCACGGCAAAGGAATTCTGGAAAGAGAACTACGCGACCGCCGGCAAAGACTCTGCCGCCCCGAACGCCATGTGGAAGAAACGCCCCTACGCGCAAATCGCCAAGTGCGCAGAGGCCCAGGCGTTGCGCAAGGCATTCCCGGAGATTGGCGCCGCGCCGACTGCCGAGGAAATGGAAGGAAAACCGGCGGCTTACGAAGGCGACACCTACGACAACGCCGGGAACATCGTTCAATCGCGCAGCGAGCCGAAGCAGCCGCAATCCTACCCGGACGCCGACTTCGATCGGAACATGCCGGCATGGCGCCAGGCCATCGCGGACGGCAAGAAAACCGCCGACCAGATCATCGCCATGGTATCCAGCAAGGGCGTGCTGAGCGAAGCGCAGAAGCAAGCCATTCGCGAGCCGGCAACGCCGCCCGATCTGTTCGAGCAGGTCAAGGGGCAGATCGAGAAGTCGACAAGCACGGACACGCTGGACGTTGCGGCCGACCTGATCGGCGAGGTTTCCGATCCTGGGCAGCGCGAGCAGCTGACAGCGCTGTACCAGAAACGCGCCGACGAGTTGATGAACGGCTGACGATCAACGGGGCGACTTTGCCGAGTCGAGCCAGAGGCAGAGCCGGCGCAAGGTCTCTTGCACATGTCGCCCCACCAAACGCAGAGGAAACCATGAACCGCACAATCCACGACGTACAACAGGGAAGCCCTGAGTGGCACGCCCTACGCGCCAACCACTACACGGCCAGCGAAGCCCCGGCGATGATGGGCACCAGCCCATACATGACGCGCTCAGAACTGCTGCGTCTCAAGGCCGGCGGCGTTGAGCGCGAAATCGACGCCGCCGCGCAGCGCCGCTTCGACGACGGCCACGAAGCCGAGGCGGTCGCCCGTCCGCAGGCCGAGGCTTACCTGCAGGAAGACCTCTACCCCGTCACCATCACCGTTGATCTCGACGGCCTGCCCTTGCTGGCCAGCATGGACGGCCTGACCATGGACGAGGCAACCGGATTCGAGTGCAAGCTGTGGTCGCAGCGCATCGAGGCCATGATCGAGGCGGCAGAAATCGCCGACTCTCACTGGCCGCAGCTCGAACAACAGATGCTCGTCAGCGGCGCAGAGCGCATCCTGTTCGTCGGCTGCGACAAGGAACAGATTCGCGGACTACTGTGGTACGAATCGCGTCCGGAGCGCCGCGCAGCGATCATCGCCGGATGGAAGCAGTTCGAAGAAGACAGGAAGAGCTACCAGCACGTCGAAGCTGCTCAGAAAGCCGTCGCCGCGCCTGTCGAAGGCTTCGGCGCACTGGTGCTGCAAGTCGAGGGCAAGGTGCTGGCATGCAACATCGAAAAGTTCAAGGCCGATGCACGCGCATTCATTGATCGCCTGCCGAAAGCCGCCGATCTGACGACAGACCAGAATTTTGCCGATGCTGAGGCTGCCGTAAAAGCTTGCAAGGAAGCCGAGACACGCATCTGTGCCGCCAAGGATGCCGCGATGGCGCAAATGGGTAGCATTGATGACGTTTTCCGCGCCGTTGATCTTGTGCTTGCCGACATTGCAGCCGCACGCCTGACGTTGGATAAAGTCGTCAAGGGCCGCAAAGAGTCGATCCGCATGGAGATCATGCAGGATGCTCAGGCGAAGCTGGCCGAACACGTCAAGAACCTGAACGAGCGCATCGGCTGGTTCGACGGATGCCCGATCATCTCGCCGGCAGCGGCCGACTTCGCCACCGCCATCAAGGGCAAGAAGACCGTTGCCAGCCTGCGCGATGCCTGCGATACCGAACTTGCCCGCGCCAAGATCGCCACCAGCGAAATCGCAGACCGCATAGAGGCGAACAAGAAGGCAATTGGCGCCCACGCCGCGCTGTTCCCTGACTTCCCGCATGTCTGCACCAAGACGCTGGATGACTTCGCCAATCTTGTTGCTGTGCGCATTGCACAGGATAAAGAGCGCCAGGAGCAGGCTCGCCTCGAATCCGAGCGCGAGCGCATCCGCGCCGAGGAGCAAGCGCGCGCAGAGCGCGAACAGAATGCGGCGCAGCAGGCGGCGCAAGCCGTGCAGGCACCGTCCGGTGGCCAGCCTCAAGAACCTGCTGTCGCCGCGCCGACTCTCGGACAGGTGCTGCATGCAGCCTCTTCTGACCAGATCGCCAACGCCATGGCGGACACCGGCGCCCGCATGAAGCTCGGCGAAATCAACGCCGCGATTGCGCCGCTCTCGATCTCCGCAGAAGGTCTGCGTCAACTCGGCTTCGAGCCGGCTGGAAACGAAAAGCGCGCCATGCTCTACCGCACCCAGGACTTCCCGATGATGTGCGCCGCCATGGTGCGCCACCTACAGCGGGCGGCGGTGGTCAATCAAGGCATGAAGAAGGCGGCGTGATGAAACACGATCCGACTGAGGAAAGGTTCTTGGCTGATGTCGCCGAACATCAGATGCATGTCCTAATGGAGAATGGGGTGTACCGGCACATTCGGTTCAAGAGGCCGGGTACGGGCTGCTACCACTTCGATCTCATCACCTACCCTGGGCACCTCGTCTACTCCGGCGACATGGGCTGCTACGTCTTCTCGCGCGTCGATGACATGTTCGAATTCTTCCGCACCGACCCGCGCGACTGGAACTACAACAGAAACGGCGGTCTATCCATTAACCCTGGATATTGGTCGGAGAAGCTGCAGGCGGTCGACGGCACGCGCAGCGCGGCCAGCGCGACTGAATTCGACGAGGACAAGTTCAAGCGCGCCGTCGTCGAACACCTCGTAATGTGGATAAGGGAGAACCGCGACCGCACGAAGAAGGCCGAGCGGCGCGACCTCTGGGATTCCGTCATGTCCGATGTCATCGATGCTGACGGAGATAACGGCGGATTGCGCAAGCAGATCGCCGCGCATGACTTCAGCCAGCACGTCAACAACCGAGTCGGCTACTTCTGCTTCGAGGACTTCTGGGAACACAACCTGACGCGCTTCACCTTCCGCTTCATCTGGTGCTGCTACGCGCTGGCATGGGGAATCAGGCATTACGACGCATCGAAGCTTAAGGAGGCCGCATGAAAGCCATCTACGCCTTCGCGCGCCGTCTATTCGGTGTCTCAGCGTTCATCCTGCTGTTTATGGCTTCCATGGCCGCATTCGATGTTCCCGCCGATCTACCGGGGTGGCGGAAGTTGCTCGGCTTCGCACTGCTCTGCAGCGGTGCGCTGGTATTCGAGAAGTTCGCTACTGACGGAAAGGAATGACATGATCAGAAACGCCATCATTTACCAAGTCACACCCGGCTTTCGCTTCGACGCCGGCCTGATCGGGCGCGACCCGATCAAGCCCTGCGGACCGTTCGAGATCGCATCGCGCGGCTTCGCCAAGGTGCGCGACGCCGACGCAACGCTGATTCACGTCGTCGCCGGCATGCAGGTCATTTGCCTTGAGGTCGAGCAGAAGATCATGCCGGCCGCCGCCGTCCGCGAAGTCGCCGGCAAGCGCATCGCCGAAATCGAGGAAACCGATGGCCGCAAGGTCGGCCGAAAAGAGGCCCGCGACATCAAGGAGCGCACCGTCGAGGAAATGCTGCCCAAGGCATTCACGATGCGCCGGCGCACCTATGCCGTACTCGCCGGCCGCTACTTCATCATCGATGCCGGCAGCCAGGCCAAGGCCGACGAGTTCGTCGAGATGCTGATCAAGGCACACGACAACGTCGCAATACGTCCGCTGCAGACGTCCCTGTCTCCCGTTGTCGCGATGACAGACTGGATCGCGCGCGGAGACGCGCCGGCAGGATTCAGCATCGACGCTGACCTTGAACTGCGCTCCTCAGCCGAGGCCGTTGCGCGCATCAAGTACGTGCATCACGCGCTGGCCGGCCCGGAGATCGCCGAGCACATCGCCGCCGGCAAGATCGCCACCAAGCTCGGCATGACCCGGAGCGACCGCGTCTCTTTCGTGCTGACCGACAAGCTGCACATCAAGCGCCTCGCCTTCCTAGACGTGCTCAAGGAGCAGGCCGAGGAGCAAGCGGAAACCGCTGCAGATCAATTCGACGCCGACGTGACGATCATGGTCGGAGAGACCGTGAAGCTGATCGACGATATGGTCGAGAGTCTTGGCGGGATCGTGAAGCCGGACGACGACCTTTTGAAAGCAGCATGACCAACCAAAGCACCATCAACGGCGACATCACCAAGACGTACAGGAGAAAGGCAGCATGATCGAGACCAGGGAAATCCGCCACTTCCACCTGTTCGGCGCCATTGGCGGCGGCGCGAAGGGGTTCAATCGCGGCAAGGCGCGCGTTGGCAACCTGGTAGGGCAGTTCCGCTGCTACCGCAGAGGCTCTCGCTGCCCACAAAACGCTGTCGCAGACGTTCAAAAATGAAGTGCTGCCATTGCGCGAACATCCAATCGCCGGTAAGATCATCGAAGGAAGATATGACCGTCCGGAGGATATCGTTCGGGACGTTATTGCGCATCGCAACAAATCGATCATGGATGATCTTTACGGGCGTCTTGATCAAGGTGGTAAGAATGCGCTTGATGCTTTTCGTCTTGCACAGCGAGGCAGTCGCGAATTTGTACGCGGCGAGCCGCAGGCTGCCTGGACCCGCCCGCTAACCATCGGCACGCTTGGCCTTACCGCCCCGGCATGGGCGCCACACGTCATGTCTGCTGCTCCGTGGATTCTTGGCGGTCTCGCAACAGAGCAAGGGGTGGTGCACGCCCTTAACACCCCGATCGGCCGCGCGGTGGTTTCTGGCTCTCCGCTGGCTGCTCAACGTGATCTAGCGAATCGAGCGGTGTATTCGGCTCTGCGAACCGGTTTACCACAGGGGGGCTTGGAGGCGTATCGCCAATCAGCTCGATAACGAGTTCAGCGAAGCGTTGGAAGTCCTCTGCGTCGGGTTGTCGTGGCAACGGCCAATTCACGGGTGCTCCTTGATTAAATAGCGACCCGGCGGACGAGCACAACGCAATTACTACCATCTTTGTGGTCGTAGCTCTGATGACCATTATTAAAAGTCTGACACCAGGCACCGTCGCCATTGCCGGCGTACTGATCGCGTGTCCAGTATGGCCAGGCGCGGAATTCGCCCACCTCGCGCGTGGCGAACATTAGTGCGCTTTCAACGCGATCTGGCAATTCCGCTCCCTGCTCCTTGGCGTAGTCCATTGCATCGTTCCAGGTCATTGTTTGGCCGAGCTGGATAGGTAGGCGGTAGATGTGGTGGCCAGTGCCGTCGGCGTACATGATGGCGCCGATGTAACGCTCGCCCGTGATAGGTGAAGCGGGAGCGGGGGGCGTATGTGCAGCCGATTGCGTGATGGTGATATTCTTTTCAAGCCAAGCGTGTAAAAGCTCTTCAGTCGTGACTGTTAGTTGCGTGGTGCCGAGTTTAATTGTGATTGCGTTCATTTGTTGAGCTCCTTCAGTTTGTTTTCGATGCGTTTGTAGAATTGGAAAGGAAAAACGCCGTAACCTTGTATACCACCAATGGATTCTTCATCAGCAAGCTCCGCAATCTCGACATCACTCAATCCGCGCCAAGATTTTGTTGGATGGGTGTAGAGCGGAAACGTGAAGTCCCATTGCGGCTGATATTTGAACGATACCGGTGCTGTCCCTATAGGTTCGCAAGTAGCTAGCAGCCAGCAGTACGGTTCACCTTCGCTAACCGACTCAGCTTTCGACTCTGTAACCTGCTTCGCTTCCTCGTACTCCTTGATGGCTTGCCTGAGTGCGGTGATGGTTTGTGTAAGTCCGTTTGGTATCTCTCTGCTGTAGTGTGCGTCACATTGATTACAAAGTTCTATAAGCGCCTGCTTCATCACGTCGATCATTTTCCGTCCTTCCAGAATTGTTCAAAAGCAGTGATAGCTTTATTCAATGCAGCAATAGGATCGCCAAGCCCCATCTTTGCGTTTTCAATCATTTCATGCTGCATCCGGCACAACTCGATGAGTTGTTTGATTGTCTGAGGGTTGACTGCGGCGATGAAAGCCATATCGTTTGAACTAGTTGACTCCATGCCTAAGATCACTTTCTCGTGTACCGGTTCTTTATTTGTGGATACAAAATCAATTCGGTGTGCTGGTACCATACCATGAATGGTTTTTATCTTGCCTGCAACCTGAAATGGTTGGCAGTGATACCACGGCCCTGGTGTTGCTGTATTCGCCAGTGCTTCGAGCTCGTCGAGCGTCATGTTAAGTTTCTCCGCATATGTGTGCTTTGGTAAAAAAGGTGCTATCCACCTAGCTCGAAGTTTTCCCGACTCCGCAGCTTCCTTTCATTTGTCATCCTGCAAAACCGTTGCAGTGCGGCGGTGGATAGCATGATCGGGGGTGAGTTATGTGATAATCGTTTCCGCGACATCGGGTAGCGTCGGATTCTGCATTGTGCAGTAAATCCTATCCCCACTGCTCGGCCATCGCCAGTGCAATGCCTTCATAGGTTCGGCTCCGGTCTTTCCAACGATTCGGGCCGGGGGACATGAGATGCACTCGCGGCGTCCGACCCTCTACCGGGTTCGTTGGTTGTAGCTTCGGAAGTCCTTTTAGCCATAAGCATGTGGCCTTAGTTTCGCCGTGCCCAAACATCCACGGCTGCACAATTTGCGATGGCTTGCATATGCGCGTCGAAATGATGCTTACTGGGTTTTCAAGACAAATCTTTGGCACAGGTGCGTCCAGCAGCATCCGCACAAAATCAAGTGCTTCCTGTTGCTCGCCACTGGCTACCTTCCGGGCAAAGTACCGTGCTCCGCTCACTGCAAGGTGAGTACATGGTGGATGGCAAATCATCAAATCCCAATCTTGCGACAGGATGTCGCGCACATCGCATTGGTAGTGTTGGCCTGGGCGTTCCGTTTCAAGCAAATCACAACTCCACGCATCGTGCCCCTTTGCCGCGAAGGCATCGCGCACACGACCGCTGTATTCACACGCTACTAAAATTCTCATTACTTTTCCCCCTTTCCAGTTGATGTATAACCATTTGACATTCAAACGCGCTTCCCGCATCTATCGCACCTCCAGAAATAGCGCGTTCCCGGATATTTTTTCGGCAGTTTTCCGTTCGGTTTCCGCGCCCTCATGTTTTCCCATCGGCAAGGATCGTGACCAAGCCACCAGCATTTCAGTTTTGCCAGCAAAATCCACATAACTCGGTACTCAATCTGGACGCTTCGCAGCAAAGTCGCTCGTACCATCTGGCTCTGCATTAGAGACGCAATTCATCTGCCTCTCCATCAATTTGTTTTGCGAGTACGCGGACTCGGCCCTCTTGGTGAAAAACACATCGAGCAGTTCGGCAATCTTCGCCTCTAAGTCCGCTGGCGGAATAGTTGTTCTTGTTGTCATCGAGTCCCCCGTCATTTCGTCCCGGTCAGCGCCGCGCCCATTTCCTGCATCTTGGAATGCACGGAGGTGCCGCGCATTCGGCGCACCTTGACCTCGGAGTTGCCTTGGACCACGGAGATGAGCATCTGGCCGATGGATCGGCCCAAGGGGATCGGGACGGCATTCCCGATTTGCCGATAGCAATCCAGAACCTTGCCCTCGAATATCCAGTCGTCAGGAAACTGCTGTATGCGGGCGTATTCCCTAACGGAAAGCGGGCGGTCTTCGCGCGGATGGCACAACACCGTGGCCTTCTGGATGGGGCTGGTAACCAAAGTAGGGGCGGGCTCTCTGTATGACAATCTCCGGTAAAAACCGACCTTCCCGCCTCCGGACTTGTAAGCCCCGCCCATCGCGGCCTTGACAACATTGGGGGGCAGGGAACGCCAGTTTCCGCCCTCCGGCACCATCGCAAGATACTTCAACAGGTTCGGCGAGAACTTGGTGCAGGGCATCTCCGTGTCCTGCAAGTCCATGATGGCGTCGCCAAGAGTGCGCCACCTCATGTCCGGGTTCTGGTGAAGGTGGAAGTGTGTGGGAGCCGGCAGGAATATCGGCTCCCCGTCCCTGCTGCCGATGATGACGAGCCGCTCGCGGAACTCCGGCGTGCCGTAATGGACGGCGTCTAGCAGGCCATGGACGGTGTGGTATCCGATGCGCTTGAACTTGGCGAGAATGACTTCCAGAAGAGGCTTGGACGACTTGTCGTCCGGATCGGATGGCATCGAGGCCATACCCTTGACATTCTCCATGACGAAGAACCGGGGGCGGATGGTGTCAACGGTCTGAATGAATTGCGTGTAGAGCGATCCCCGCTCGTCATTAACTCCCTTTCTCTTGCCGGCGGTCGAGAATGCCTGGCATGGCGGGCCTCCCACGACGGCGAAAACATCCTCCTTGCGAACCTTGCCGGGTTTGAGGAGGAAATCGCACGATGGATCGTCGGTTAGGAGTTTCCGGATGTCGCCCTCGACACCCACATGTCCGTTGCGCCGGATCGTCTCGACGCACCACTTGTCGAAGTCCTGCGAGACGACGACGGAGAGTCCGGCTTCCATCAAGCCGATGTCGAGACCCATCGCCCCGGAGAACAATGACACGACTGGATATGGCGGCGTGTTGGAAAGACTCACAACTTTTACGCCCTTGCTGGATTTTTTCATTGGTTTCTCCTTACCTTTCTTGTTCTTGTTATCAGTTTGATCTCAATAAGTCCAGTTCTTGCGATAGTCATCCGATAGGCGACCTATTTATGCTCATTCTACTGTTCAGAATCGCTATGTTATGGGTGGTAGATCAAAGCCATCAACACTTAAAGGGAACAGAGCCTTTAACAAAAACCCATTAGAGGGTATTGCAAAGACCCATAAACGGGTATAGAGTTCGGGCCGTGATGAATACCAGTCCGAATCTCTACGAAGCTGTGATGGAACATCTGCGCGCCAAGCGCGTTCCGCAGCGCACGGTGGCGCGCGAATCTGGCGTGCCATTTTCCACTTTGACAAAGATCGCACAGGGACAAATAAGGGCGCCATCCGTGCATCACGTCCAGGCGCTTTACGACTATTTCCAGAAAGTCGGCGCCGGCGGGACGGCGCAACCGATGAAAGAGGCGGCTTGAGATGACACAAGCCACTGCGAATGTGATCGTTGATGCGCTTCGCGCTAGGTTCGGCGGCGAGACGATATATCTGCCACGGCGTAAATCGCGTCC